AAAGTAATCCCCCCCCTCCCCCCGAATTTGGCTAATTAAATGTAGAGGGGTGTAGTTATGTATAGAAGTATTTATGTATTTAGGTATTTTAGGGGTTGACGTAGTTATTTATTTATGATATAATATTTATAGGAGGTATAAGTTATGAAGTATGACAACATTATTGATACAACATTAATTGCTATTGGTACGGCTTTAGGTATTTCACAAATAGAAAGTATACTAGGTGTTATAATTATTTCAATACAAATTTTATGGATTTTATTTAAACTATGTTATAATATTTATAAATCAATTAAAAATAAAAAGTTTGAAAACGTTAAACAAGAAGTTGACAAGGCTATTGATGAATTAGAAAATCTTAAAAAAGAAGGTGGCAACTAATGGGTAGGAAAAAAGAGTATGATTTTATAGGAGATATGGGGTATACTTTTATTAATTCTAATGTTTATGATTTTAAAAATAAACAAGTATGCGTTAGAAATAACATGCAGTATATGTTTTCTAAAACTTCTAGAATGTTTAAGTATGAAAATTTACCTAAAACAATTGATAAACGATTACTTGAATTGTGGTTACAATCAATTGGTTATCTTTGTTGCTTTAAGGCTAAAACTTTATCAAATGGAATGTTACAACCCTTAACTGAAGACTTGAAAGGCGAAGGCGATTTGTATATATGCTTTGGTGCGTGGGGCGGTGAACTTGACGGCAACTATTTACCAAAACAATTTATTATTGCAAATCCTGTATACGGAAGTTTTACACTTGAAGTTGGTAAGAATTGTGTTATTATCAAAAATGATAGTACTTTAATTGGTTTAACACCATTATGTAGAAGATATGCAACGGCTTTAACTGAAACTGAATTGTCCTTAAAAATATCAAGTGTGTTAACAAGATTAATGACAATTGTTGCAACAAGTGATAAGAACACAAAAGAAAGTTACGAAGTGATGATAAAGAAACTCGAAGAAGGTGATTTGTTAAGTGTTTTTTCATCACAAGCAATTATGAATGAAGAAGTCATCAAAAGTCTTTTCAACGGACAAAACAACAATCAATCAATCACACAATTAATTGAATTACTTCAATATTATAAAGCAAGTTGGTTTAATGAATTGGGCTTAAATGCCAATTATAATATGAAGAGAGAAAGTCTTAATAGTAGTGAAAGTCAATTAAATGATGACGCTTTGTTACCGTTTGTAGATGATATGTTGTTGAGTCGTCAAGAAAGTTTTGACAAAGTCAATGAAATGTTTGGCACAAATATTCAAGTTGATTTAGGCTTATCGTGGAAACTTAAAAAAGATGAAATGATACAAGAAGTTGAAAATAAGGAGGTTGATAAAGATGAGTTGCGAAGTACTGAACCGACCGACACTAATAGAAACAATGCCGAATAGTTTTAAGCAAGATTTTAGAGGATTTATATATTATTTAAAGCAAACTTTAACTGAAAGGCAAGTTGATATACCCTTATTTTTACAAAGTGATGAAACTAATGAAATGCTTGACGTATCATTAATTTATCAAAAATGTGGTTATAAAATCATCGCTAAAATTGTTGAAATTTTTCTCAATGAAAACAACCAATTAGACGAAGAGAAAATTAAAAGTCTTTCATATATGATTTATATCAAAAATATTGCAAATTGGACTAATATATTTGAAAGTTTAACAACTAAATATAATATTTTAGATAGTAAGAAAGAAACTAAAACACGTACACCTAATTTGCAACACGATGAAACAAGAAATATTAAAAGTAAAGTTACTAATACTAATCAAGTTAGCGGTTATAATAGTGAGGACTTTACAAACTTGAATCAATCAATCAATAGTGGTGAAATGAATGACAACGAAGAAACACGAACCACAAAAGAAACAGGAGATGAAAAGATTGAGACTAGTGGTAGCGATATGCCTTCTCAAGATTTAATCTTAAAAGAATTAGACTTAAGAATGATGAATAATTTTTATGATATTATTCTTAAGTCATTTGATGATTATCTAACTTTAAAAATTTGGCTATAAGGAGGTTTTAATAATGTCAAAAAAAGGCGGTTATTTAATTATAGATTTAGAAAATATTAATATTACGGCACCCGTACAAACTCAAAAATTAGACTTATCATATAATTTAATAGAACTATTAGAGCATAATTACTATAAGCATACAATTGTCAGTGGTATCGTGATAAATGGTGTAGAATATAACGACTTTATAACTAATGTTGTTAAAAAATCAGCATATTTCACATTTTATGTATATGGTTTTAGTGTAGTTGCTTATATTGAAAGCGGTGAAGTAAATGTAACTTTTAAAAGTACTTACAATAGTTATAATGGTAGGTTTGGTAGTGATAAAAAAAGTATTATACATTATATAGATTTTCCATATACTAGAAATTTGTTTATATCAACAACCTTAGGTGGCACTAGCATTGCATTACCTATTAATATTGTTACGGGTATTGGTAAATTTTTAGTAGGGCAAATAACAATTGATACTACAACTTATAATTTTTATATTACAGCCAATTCTAGTAATGATTGGATTATTGAATGTGATAATGCGACAAGTAGTCAAGTATTTACGTTGTATTATGTAGGTTATTAAAAAAGGAGGAAATTAAAATATGAAAATTACACAAGTATATGAATTAGTCAATAATATGACAAAAGAGGTATTAGGTGAAACCGAAGTACTTCAGGAAGACCTTTCCAATGTAGTAGATATTGGAGGTAAATTACAAGACAGATTAGGTGTAGACAACTATTGCAATGAATTAGCAAATAGAATTGGACGTACAATCTTTGTTAACCGTCCATACAGTGGTGAACTACAAACAATTTTAAAAGACTATTGGGAATATGGTTCAATCCTTGCAAAAGTGCGTGGTGAAATCCCTGAGGCAATTGAAAATGAAAGTTGGGAATTAGTCGACGGTGCAAGTTATGACCCTCATGTTTATAAAAAACCAAAAGTTTATGAAAAGTTTTACAATCAAGCAAGTACTTTCCAAATTCAAGTATCAATTACTTCACTTCAAGTACAAGAAAGTTTAAAGAGTCCTGAAGATTATGTTAAGTTTATTTCAATGATTGAGGGTAACGTTCAACTATCAATGGAAATTAAAATTGAAGAACTAGCAAAACGTAGTGTTAATAACTTTATTGGTGAAACTTTGTTTGACGCTTACAATAGTAGCACAACTTTTACAGGTGTAGGAAACACACGTGCAATCAATTTATTTGCAAGATATAAGGCTTTACACCCTGACACAACATTAACAGTAGCAACGGCGTTACAAGATAAAGAGTTTATTAGATATTGTGTTGAAGTTATGACTTTAACAATGAATCGTATGAAAGCCGTTTCTAAATTATACAATATTGAAGGAACAACTAAACATACACCAAAAGATTATTTACATGTTGTTTTACTTAATGATTTTGAAAGTGCAACACAAGTATACTTACAAAGTGATACCTATCACAATGAACTTGTTTCTTTACCAAAGCATGAAACTATTTCATATTGGCAAGGTAGTGGAACCGATTTTGCGTTTGACAGTGTTTCAAAAATTAATGTTACAACTGCAAAATCTAATAATGTTACCGCTAGTGGTATTTTAGGTGTTATGTTTGATGATGAGGCTTTAGGTATTTTACAACCACGTAGAGAAGTAACAACTATGAATACACCTAACGCGCAATTTATGAATTACTGGCACAAATTTACTTCAAGATATTTTAATGATTTAGCGGAAAATTTTGTAGTATTCTTTATTGCTTAATTTTGAGTGGTGGAATACACCACTCTTTATTTTTATAAAAGGAGGAATTTAAAAATGTTTATAAATGGAAGATATCGACTTAAAGATACTTTTAAACTTTTAGTCGACGAACAAGTAACTAAAATTGAAATAAGTGTTAATTTTGAAGATAGTTCTCACGTTCAATATACCGGTATGCAACTATTAAAACAAGAGTTGCAATATAAAAGAAAAAGCGATGGAAGTTATATAACGGCTTATTTGCAAGACGGTGGTTGGGAAGAATTAGATTATCAAGACTTAAATTTTGATTGGTACAATCAAGAAATAGACGACACTTTCTTTAATTATTTTTATTCAAGTGTTGAATTTGTTGGTATTGATTATGTCTTAAATGGTGGTACACTAGATGAAACATTGACAAATCCATTTTTTAAACCAATAGGACAAATAATATCGTATTATGATTTTCTAACAAGCACAAAAGTTGGTTATACTTTTGAATATTGGCAACTACCTTCCTTTGAGGATGTGAGTATTTTATATGATAGTAATATTTTTGAACCTATACAAGTAACGGCTATTTTTAAGAAACAACAAGTTAAAATTAATTATATCACAAAAGGTGGAATTGTTAAAGAAATTTACCCTAATGACTTTGTTTTTGTTGATTATGGAAGTAAAGTAACTAGCGACTATGATTATAATTGTACTAAAGAAGGTTATAAGTTTTTATATTGGAGCATTGAAGAAGGTGGCGACCCTTATATATTTGGAGAACAAATTATCGAAGATGATATAACATTATATGCAAATTATAATATTCAAAGTTATACCATTAATTTTGATATGCAAGGAGGTACACCTCAAGAACCTTCACAAACAAGACAATATAATCAATTGGTTGGTAAACCCTTAGATATACCTACCAAAGAAGGTTATACATTTATTGGTTGGAGCAAATCAAATAGTATGTATAGTGCTTATGATTTTAACACACCTGTAACACACGATTTAACTTTATATGCATATTGGAGGGCACCCTCGATTAAAGCAACTTTTTATCAAAATAATGCGGAAGATAGTAAAGTTAATAAAGAGAATGATTTAGTTAAAATTTATGAGTGTAATATAATTTTTAAAGATAGTACTTCAATTTTGAACCCTATTATTAAAATTGTTTATAATGAACTTCCAATTTTTAATTATTGCTATATAAACAAGTTAAATAGATATTATTATATTACTAATATTGTAATAACGCCTAATAATTTCTATGTGCTTTATTTATCATGTGATGAATTAATGAGTTTTAAAAATGAAATAGGAAATTTAGAAGGTTTAATCGCAAGAAATGAATTTGAATTTGACCCTAATTTGAATGATAATGAATTAATAGTTGATAATACTTCACAACTTGCTTTGGTTGAAAATTTAACACCTCAAAACAATCCTTTTAAGCAAACAGTAAATACACCTTTTATAATTTCTACAATGTCTACTAGTGGCGTACAAGGTGGAGATAATTTAAAATCATGGGAGCAAACTTCATTTAATAAAAAATTTGCGGGTAATATTAATACTATAACTAGACTTTGCAATAAATGTACTAAATTAGATACGGCTTTAATAGGTTCATTTTTTCAAAATCCTAATGACTATATCTCATCAATTATGCTATACCCTTTTGAAGTTAATAAATTTTTTAGAAGCCGTGATTATTTTAAAAAAATAGAAATTGGAAAAACGGATTTTGAACTTGAAAATTATTATTTATCAAATCCACATAATAGCATTAATATTGCTAATTTTAAAATTGAACCTTATTTTAACAATTATTTAGATTATCAATCATCATATAAGATATATATACCTTTCTTTGGTTATTTTCAAATATCACCTCAAGTGTTTATGAATTATTATATTAAAATTGATTTGTCTATTGATTTTGACAACGGACAAGGATTATTACTAATTAAGCGTGGTAATTCAATTACTGATAATTCAAATGATATACTTATTAGTACTCAAAAAAGTACTTGTGGTATTAAAATACCTATTGGTAGCGACGGTGTCAATAAAACAGTTCAAGATTTATTAATGAATTCTATGAGAGCGGTTTTAAGTGAAACGGCTTCAATAGGGGCAACCGCTATTACAGGTAACCCTATATTTGCGGTGTTAGGTTCAACAAGAACCGCCTCAAGTTTAATATTAAATAGTACGAGTGCAATGCTTGCCTCTAATGCGGTTAAAGGTGAAACAAGTGGTAATGTAAATGATTTGGCTATGCCTTTTGAAATTTACATGTTAGTAACTCGTCCTGTCGTTTCTAATTCTCAAGAAAACTATAAAAAATTATTAGGATTACCACTTAATAAAACTAGATTACTTAAGAACATGAAAGGTTATACGCAAGTTAAAGAAATTCACATTGAGAACTTATCAACGGCAACACAAGAAGAAAAAAACAAAATATATGAAATGCTAATTAATGGGGTTATTTTGTAATGAAACCTAAATACTATCGTTTAACTAGAATTAGAGAAAAAAGCAAAGAAGTAGGAGGTTGTAAATATTTTGTTATTTTTGGTGAACGTTCAAACGGCAAATCATTTAGTGTATTAGAGTTAATACTTCAAAGATATGTGGAAAGCGGTTATAAAGATGAAGGAGCAATCTTGCGTCGTATGCTTGAAGATTTTAGAGGTAAACGTGGATCAAGAACCTTTGAAAATCTAGTTAATGAAGGTAGAGTAAAAGAAATCACTAAAGGTAAATTTTCAAAAATTGTTTACAAATCTTCAATGTGGTTTTTAGCCAATTTTGATGAAACTTTAAATAGTGACGTACTAGACAAAAAACCTTTTTGTTATGCATTTTCTTTAGCGTCAATGGAACATGATAAATCGGCAAGTTTTCCAAATGTTACAACAATTTTATTTGATGAGTTTATTTCAAGAAATGGCTATTTAGAAGATGAATTTGTATTATTTACAAACACACTTTCAACTATTATTAGATTACGTGAAAATGTTGAAATATATATGTGTGGTAACTCAATAAACCCTTATAACCCTTATTTTGGTGAAATGGGGTTAACTAGAGCCAAACGTATGAAACCGGGCGATATTGATATATACAGTTATGGCAATAGTAAATTAAAAGTTGCGGTTGAATTTGCCGACGGTATTGGAAAAAATAAGAAAAGTAATGTTTATTTTGCTTTTGATAATCCAAAATTAAATATGATTACAGGTGAAGGCAACACATGGGAAATTGGAATATACCCTCATTTACCTTACAAATATAAATTTGAAGATATCTTATTTATTTACTATATTAAGTTTGAAGGTGAAACGTTGCAATGCGAAATTATTAGAGATGACGAACATAAATGTGTATATACATATATACATAAAAAAACAACGCCAATAAGAAAAGAACAGGAAACAATTATTTATTCTCTAGAGTTTAACCCTTCACCAAAATATAGACGTCGAATAAATATGCCTGTTACAAAATTTGAAGAAAAAATTGTATGGTTTTTTAAACTTGATAAAGTCTTTTATCAAGACAACATGATTGGTGAAGTAGTACGCAATTATTTAATGGCTTGCGGATTTCCTGTAAAATAAAAATAAAGTGTAAGTTAACCATACTTACACTTTAAATTTTTATATACTTAATACCTTTTAAATAGTCTAAAAATTGTTGACTGATTGAAAGTGAGTATGTAGTACTTTCTAAATGTATGCTTGCAAACTCATGATAATAACCTAATTTACCTGTATAATCTTTTACATACCCTTCATATTCAAAATCTAAATATGTGTGTGTTTGTTTACCTGTTGCGTCTTTAGGAAATTCTAACTCGTTTTCAAAAGCATTAAAAACTTTATCAACTTGTTTAATATCATTATTTGCAAAATGTTTTAACAACCACGGTGTTGCGGTTTTTTTATTTACGCCACTTATGGTTAAAGTTAGTTTATCATTTTTTAAAAACATATATCGTTTAGCACCTAAAGTCTTAAATTTATCATATATGCCTTCATCATCCCATACGCCTAATATTTTTTCAACGCCTTTAATCGTTTTTGGTTTGTAAGCCTCATAAGGTATTTTATGATAGTCTAGGGCTTTTTGAAGTTTATAAAGTAGTCTATTGTTATACAATTCAAAAAATTGTTTATGCTTATCATAATTAATAAATTTTAGAGAGTCGGTATCACTATAAATATAATCTTCTTTTAATTCAAAAATACCGCTCCAAAGATTTGCACGTGCATAAGCGGTGACAAATACACCCCATGCATAGAAAAGAAACCTATTTCTTGATTTGTTATATTTTGCTATAATTTTATCAATATTTTCAGTTGTGTTTTTTTCTTTATGCCACCCTTCCATATCATAAATTATTTCATCACGAACAATATCAGTAACGCAACAACCATATGCCGAATTAATCATCCCTTTAGATGCTAAGTATTCAACTTCTTTTCCTTCAACGTCCTTTAGAGTTGTTTTATCACTATAAAGTTTTAGAATTGATTTTACAAAATCAGTTGGTAAATAACCTTTTTGATAGTAATAAAATCTTCCTATTCTAAATGATGAAAAAGTATATGTACGTTTGATAATCTCCCAATCAATATTCGTGATAGATATTATTAGACGTTTTGCGGAAACAATGCGTCCATTATTTTCAAGTTGATTTTCAAGACTTCTACATTTTGATGATGAGATATAATTTTCATAGTAAATCAAACTTTCAACGTCATTTAATTCAACGTCGAATACGCAACAATAATTGCGTACTTTTTCTTCAAATTCTTGTCTAGTAATATGATTTATTTGTATACCTTTACTCATCGGAAATTTCTCGGCAATCATCACAGTCGGATATGCGGAAGTCTCATCAAAACTTCTAACATTTTCATACACTTTACCACAATTCATTGCATTTGCGTGTGTAAAACCTCCCATAAAAGAAGTTTTTAGTAAATCGTATTCATCAGTAGTTAAGGTTAATTTTTGCATTAAAGCATAGTATTTGCGTGTTTTATCTTTACTTGCCTTTTTATCACCTACTACCTTATAACAAGCCTTGCGACAATAATTACGTACATAACCCGTTTTGGTAAGGGGTATTTTAGTAATATCTCCGTCATTTGTAATTGTTTCATCAATATAGTATAATATAATTAAAACGTCGTGAATACAATAATCTAACTCTTCTTGTGTAAGTGGTGTTGTTGAATGTCGTATTTTAGAATAATCTAAATCGCCTACTAACTTTTCAATTTTATGTTTTGTTAGATTTTTGGCAACAACACTTAAAGAATAACCACTTAATTGATAACTACAACGATATTCAACGCCATCATTTGTAATAGCCTTTAATACTTTTCTTTCTTCAATCGCAAACACTTTATCAAAGGTAAAATAACCTCTTATATATTGAAAATCAAAAGCAAGGTTGTGTACGTAAATTAATAAATTAATAGCGTTTGTATCAAAAATATTAGTTATCATATTATATAATTCTTGATATTCTTCAAGTGTTCTACCAATTACAATTAAAATATCACCATTTGAATATATACCAAAAGTCCACTCATATACAATACCTCTTTTTACATAGTCTTTAATTTCATTTTTATTTACATTATCTAAAGATAAAGAAGTTTTACCCGTTTTTAAATTTTGATAAAAAGAGGAAGTTTCAGTGTCAAAACCGCAAGCAAAATTGTAGTAATATTTTTTACCTTTCTTACTTATTTTTGCTTTAGATTTTATACTTTGTAAAACCTCCTCAATTTTTGATTTATTAGATGAAAAAATTAGAATTTCCATTGAACCGCTCTAAATCCTTGAGGGTTTCTTCTTGTTGTCTTTTATAAATTTCATCATATTTTTCATTTAATCTAATTGTATACCATTCAGCACTATGTCTTTTATCGCTATTTGAAAACATTATAGCAATATCTTTTTGAAGTTGATAACTATCATAATCATTACGCAACTCGGTTATTCTATTATATATTTCCCAAAATTTATCTTTCATTGCATTGCTAGCGTCATTATATGACCATGTAATTTGATTGCTTGAATCTAAATCGGCTAGACGTTTATCAACACCTGTAAGAATTTTTTTAACACCCTCAAACGTTGAACTTTTAAGTTTCATAATGTTATATGCGGTTGTGATTTGTTTCAACATTTGATTACGTGTCATTTTTTCTATATCTTTTGAAGTTGTGTATTTAACACCACTTTTTAAAGATTGTTGATATAAATTAAAGGCTCTTGATTGAGAACTATAACCTTTAGTTTGTAAAGTTTTCATCCTTCTATTCATATTTCTTGAAAGTACTTTTGACGTTTGTATTAAGTCATTTTTTGCCATTTTTGACAAATCAGTGTAATCAAGGCTAAGTATCTTTTTTAATGTAAGATTTTTTGCCATACAGAATTACCTCTTAAAAAGGTAATTTATCATTTTGTTTAGCAAAATCTTCTAAAGTATTTGACTTCCATTCTTCTTGTTGCATGTCAGTCCAATTTTTAATAACTAATGTTAAAATTTCAATTTTCTTTTCTTTATCATATTTTTTAGAAATGAAATAATCATTTGGTTTTAAATCAATTGTAATAGGAAATGATAAATCTTTCTTTAACATTTCTTTATTAAACAGTTCTTTATCTTCTTTGTAAAAACCAATATTGAAATAATGGTCGGTGTTAGTTTTTGTGTCTTCCTTTCTTAAAATACCTTTTAGAACGGGAAATTTATTTCCGTCTTTCTTTGAAATATACTTTTTTTCATAAATAAAAATTCTCATGTGTTTTCTCTTTCTCTCACTTTGTTGGTTGTTGGTAGGTAGCACCTATTTTTGATTTTAAGGTTTTTTTGTTTTTAATTGTTAAGCCTTGTAAACAATGTCAAAATCTCTACAACGATAATAGCCGTATACTTTCATTAAATAATCTAACTCTTTAACTCTAATATTTGTTAAACTATCTAATTCAATTTTATGCAGTATTGGTATAATGAAATTTCTTTCATCTTCAGTAATGTTATCATTTGGCGTTAAGCATTTCACTTTGCCGCGACGGATTGCCTTTATCATTTCTTGTCGTGAATGAAAATGTAATTCTACTTCGTAAATGTCGTTTTTATATACATATAGCATTGTTTTTACCTCCTTTCTTAATATTCTCCGATTTTGATTTTATAATCACAATCTTTTTTAAATTTATTATATTTTTTTAATACTCTTTTTTATTAAATCGTTCTTATGTTTAAAACAAGTTAATATAACAGTTACTATTGTGCCGAATTTATCAATTAGTACTTTATTATCAATAACAAATAAATACATTTTCTTTTTCATTATTTAACCACGTCAAAATAGTATTTTTTTAGATTTTCTTCGCCAATTTCATTGATTGCGTTTTGACAATCTTTAGCGGTTTCAAAATATAGTTCAAACGGTAATAATCTACTGAATCTGTTCATAGTGGGGCCAACCTTTTTAGTGTCAACATCAAACGCTATTGAGTATCTTAATTTTGAACAATCATCAAGAAATTTAACATTTGATAGTTTTCTTAATCTATTAATAATTTTTAATTTCTCAAGCATTTTTTTGGCTTCTTCCTCAGTTTCGAAAACATTGCCTAAAAGTAATCTAATTGCATCTGTATTATTTCCGGCAACAAATGTATCAAAATCAATCGTACCTCTTGTGCTTATCGTATAATATTTCTCACCGTATTGAGGTTTCCATTTTTTATTATATTCAACATATTTCCAATCATTTGCCAATAAATCATTTTTATAACCAATAAATTTAACAATAGGTAGTATAACCTCTCCATATTGATAAGCAACTAAACAATTGCAATATAATCCAAAAGACAATCCATTTTCATATTTCTCACGTGTAATTAAACCTCCTTTCTTTAAATATTCTTCATCAATTTCAAAAAATTTCATATTTTTCCTTTCTCGCTCTCTATTTTTAAGGGCTTGCGACCTTCATATTTAAATGGCTAGATTAAGAAAGGCTATTTAAAAGCCTTTATTGTATGCATTATAGATATATAATTTAAATTGCTATAATAATCAAGCATATCACAGTATTCATCATAGTTAATACTCATTATTGTTGTATTATTTGCATATGCGTACACTTCATCATTATCTTCATTGTATGCGTGAATAAATACTACTCTATCTCTTGTATCTTGATTTTCTAAAATTATGCATTCTTTATCAGTCATTATTTTTCACCTCCTTTATTTTTGCTTGATATTCATTAATTTTTTATTATTTTTACATTAATATTATATCATAAATATTTTAGTTTGTCAATGGTTTTGATAAAAATATATTAAATAATTTATTTATTATATATCAACTATTTACACT